ATTATTTTCAAGACTTATCTTTGTCCTCTCACTTGCAGAGTTAGTGTAATCTCCACATCAACGCCAAGAGCTGTAGTTGCTCCCATCAAAGCCAAAGCGATAGTACTCTGGGACGCACTATGATCAACCCAAGTGTCCATTGGAAAGAGAAAAGGTATATTAAACACCTTTGTCACCTTCGCTCTAGAACCTCCTGCATCAACCACATGCGTATACGTTGTAATACCACCCAACCCTGTGGGGCTAAAAACAGCTGAAACTATCCCAAGAGTCGTAGCGACACTCAAAACAGTAATCTTAGCATTTCCGGATCTAATCCTCCACTGCGAACAATTAGACAAAGCCTCCCGCAGTTGTTTACAATTTGTACCCCGAACTGGTCGAGACAAGATAGCAGTAGTTCCATCTTGAGGAATGTCACCACCCATATCTATAGGCCCTCGAATAGTTAGGGTTCTAACCACAGGATTTGAAGTCAAAACCGCATTACCTCTCGGTGTTACCCGAGCACGCGCTCTGCTCTTCTTTTTCGCCATTATTCATTAATTTTGCCTGCTCAACCCAGGCTTTTGACTCCTCATTTATTATCTCTAGATCAGCATGGTTGCGAAAATCTCCCGCAAGTTGAGTTCGCCACATTGAGCATGCAGCCTGATCTTTAGAGGAATGAGAGAAAAACCGAAACAAAGTTTTACCTTTGTTCAATGGCCAAGCAAGACCATTAGCCATCCACTTATGTGAACAAAACTCTACTCCCTCCAGCGTACTGAAGTTTTCGTGCTCTTTCACGGTATGACCCAATTCTTCCATCTTTTTCAAGTACACCTCCGATACTCTTTTTCTCACTTTATCGTCGCCCATGATTGCCGCATCAAGCGATTGTTCATAGTTGAAATTATCTAAGTTACCCCCACTTTCACAATGTTCCTCTACAGTAATAATTGCGTCCAACAGGGCTCCTATATGAGAATTTGACGAGCTAGTATTTAACCAGCCACTTGCCATTATCCCAAAATCTCCTTTCTGTCCAATCATAACTCCATTTGGCAAGACAAACACTTTGTGTGATATCGCATAACATCTCACCCTGTTCAAGAAGTGCCAGACTGACAGTTTCGAAGACTTAGCCAAGCGCCTACGCAACTCAGCTTCCGCCTCCAACTCCCATTCCTGAACACTCCAATCCCAAGCCTTGATATCAATTGATGTCAACTCTCCATGTTCCTCAAGAACTTCTTCAAAGAATCTCCCCATTATTTTAAGACCGTCATCATCCAAACCAATACCAGGCTTTGAAACGCATTGTTCCCAACTATCGATCTCTCGATTATTTTGGGCTTTATACAAAAGCCTGTCTATCATTTGGTCATCAACGGCAACACCTGAAATCAACCTAAACATTCCGTCTATTACTTTTTGAGCCTTATGGGGCTCATCTTTCACAAACAGTCTGATTGGTGAACAGACATTGTTTTCTATTAACTCTTTTGGACTCATTTCAAAAATTTTATCTCCCAGACTTAAAATATTCAGCACACGGTTTTCTACACTCTTTTTAAGCACCTCCCCTCTAACCTCCAACAACTGGGCATTGGTCGAGGCATATTTCATCCAAGGTATCCCAGGAGTTGAGTCCCCTTTCAGAGACGCCGCTGACTCCTCAACTGCCGATCGAAGGCAGGATTTGC